ATAGATTTTGTCCAGACTAGGCTTCATCAGCTCCCATGCTTCGCAGATTATGGTGTGGTATTTTTTCTTTTGCTCGTCACTCATGTCTTCCCCTCTCTAAAATGGTATCTCGTCATAGTCAGGCACCGGCTCCCGGAACTCCTGCTCCCACTCAAACCCGAATTCGAATGTTTTTGACTCTGAAATGCGCTTTGATGATCCGTTGAAATAGGTGTTGATGGTCAAACCGCCCACTCCGTTGTCATTATTCCATCGATTTTTCAGGATCTTGATCTCTCTCTGGTAGTCAGCAGCTTCGTTTGCCGGTCTTGAGTATGAAATGATCGTGTCACTCAAATTGCCGATATTGCTGCTTCCTGCGATGTCTTCCTTCGAGATCTCCTGCGAGCCTCTGGTCGGTGCCTTCTTCGGATGCGCCACGAGCAGGATTATCACGTCATACATCTTCGCTATAAACTTGAGCTGCTTCATGAACGCACTCTGGAGCTTGTTGAGATCCCCGTCTTCCGAGAAGCTCATGGCTGTCATCATGTTGTCGATCACGATAAACCGCACCCCGGCTCGCAGTATTGATTCTTTGATGGTCGCAAGCATCGACTGACCATCATCCTCATTCTCATTGATGTCAAGATCGTCAACCGTGTACACATAACATTCTTCCCCGAATGGTGCCCAGTCCTCGATCTTGTCATAGGCTTCCTTTTTGATGTCATTGCCATTCTGTGACGTAATCACATTAGCTGGACCGGCAAGCTGAAACACTAGCCACTCTTTAACCATCCACTCCGGCAATTCTCCAGAATAAATCACGGTCGGAACATGCTGATGTAGCGCAAATGCCACAAACTGCGAGGCGAGTGTTGATTTACCATCGCCACTTCTGCCGGTGAGCGTTATCACTTGCCCGTAGAAGAACCCAAGCAGATATTGGTCGAGTGTTTTGATTCCCGTGCTGATCCGTGGCAATTCTGACATGTTGACTCGCTTGATGTCCTTCATGCGTTTCAGATTCTGTATCTCGATCTCTTCGGCATTCTCGATACATTTTCTGATCTGCTCGACACCGTACTTTTGCAGCACATCATTGGCATCTTTGCAATTCTTATAATCTTCTACCCGAACACACCTGATCTTGCCTCTAAATCGCTCTTTCATGGCATCAATGAGTGAAATCTTGCCATTTTCGCAATCTCCGAACACCGTCAGCGTGTCAAACCGATTCAGAAAATTGCGGCTTTCCGCGTTTTCGTCATACCACTTGAAGTTATCAATACCGAGCGGAACGCTGACCACGTTGCCAAACCCTGCTGCCGCTATTGCCAGAGTGTCGAACTGCCCCTCTGTGAGAATGACTTCTGATGTCTTATAGTCACACTCGCCCATCCCGAACAGACACGGCTCGACCGTATATCTGATGCCATCGATGCTGAATTCATTGCTGATCGCCCACTCTTTGCTCTTTTTTACTCCATCAGTCCTGCGGAACTTGTACCACAGAGTCTTATTGCCATTCGCATTCGTGAACTGCCACACGAGCTTATCCGTAGGTTTCGCGCAGACCATGTTGCCTTCACGATTCAGGATCTTCTTAAATTTCTCTGTGCCGAATGCCACTTTGTACCTATATGTGACTTCCTTCGGAATCCCACGATTCTCTTCTATCCACTCTGCTGCACGTTCATCATGTTCTTCGCTGACAGAGAACGTTTTGATGTGCTTCCTGATCTCGCGCTTCTCTGTTTCCGGCTCTGGCATCTCATAGGGTATGCGCCAATCCTTTGACAGCGAATACAGATTGCCTTCTTCTCCGCACGATCCGCGCTGACACTTATACTGCCCAGTCTTCTTATTGATCGAGAACGTGTCCTTGTCCTTATGATCCCCACCATTACAGAACGGGCAATACCGCAGCACATACTCGTTACCCTTCTCTGTCAGGCCTTGCGGATTAACCGACTTAATAAACTCTTCAACCTCTACCTCTATATTCAAGCCATCCGGGTATTTGATACTTTTGCTCATTTCCTGCTCCTGCCCTTAAGCGTGCTAACATCCACTTGCTTTGGCTCCGACCGGCTCGCCCCAAGCGAGGCCGAGGCGGATGCCCCATCGTCATTTACATTTACATTTACATTGGCATTGTCATTGCCATTTACATTGGCATTGACATTACCATTGCTTAAACCACTGGTTAAAGCACTTTTTTTTGATCTTCCGCCCTTGCGCCCGGCGATCCGTTTCTGTATGTTCGAGTCAATATTCGGCTTTGCCATCTTGAACATCATATTTGCGAGCGGATCTGCCTTGTTGTCAGGCTCTTCGCCGTATAATCCGTACCGCAGGAGCTGATTGACAACCTTATTTCGGAACTCCTCGCCCTGCTCGTCCGCGTTTTCGTACCATGACGCATAGAAGACCATGCTGTCAAAGTTTTCCATCATACTCTCCCTTCTCCAAGCGATCCTTCATATCTCTGTACAAAATTTCTTTGATCAGAAACCCTGATGTCATGCTCTGGCAGAATGTCACGTTGATGTTATATCTGACCATCCATGCCGTAAGCGATGCCATATATGCGTTTGAGTGAAATCTGCTTTTGTACTCGTGGCGCTGAATTTTCTCAAATGAGCCATTCTCGACTATCAGAAACACCCTTGCACCGTTGTCCTGCGCTCTCTGGAACTCTCTCTCGAACCGATCACGGCCGGAAGTCAGACAGATCGCAAGCTCATCGAGTGACATTTTCCGCTCAATCACGCATTTCGAGAACACCGGCGCTGACAGAGAATAAAGTGGATCATTATTGATGTTGACGTTTGCGGAATAATCTCCGTATCTCAACGTGCCGCGCTCATAAGGCACACCGAAGGCTTTGTATCGGTGCTGCGCTCTCGGTGTGTCCTGCTCGCGCGTGTCAACTATGATCCGAAACGTCTTGAGAATGCTTTCCACTTCCAGAGGATTCATCAGAACGGGATTTCCTCGTCAGCACCTTCAGGGAAATTCATAAAATCGCTATCATCCGTGTTGTTTCCAGAAGGCTTCGATGTAGCATCGAGCAGCTTGTCCTTCGGGAGAGTGCCATATTTGCCATCACGAACATCCTGCGCTGCTCTCGTCCATTTCAGCCGGGTATGATCATAAACTTTGCCATTGTACTCACTCTGTGCGATGTGGAACAGACCACCGAACAGCTTGCCCTTCAGCTTCTTATCATCACCGTCAAACGTATAGCCTTCATTGGAGTCCTCAACGATCGTCCAGAACGTATCCCACTGCTGCAACTGCCACTCCGGCGAGTCATCCGTGGGCACGTTGATGCAGTATCTGGCATCAGCAGGCCACTTCTTGTCTTCATTCGTGTTAGCCTCAAACTGCTTCTTATAGAAGTCCTTGTACTCGCCTTCTGCGATGTCAAAACCGATCTCGATGTGCGATCCATCGCCATTCTTATTTTTAACCTCTTCGGCCTTCAGGATCTTGCACACATAGGCACCCTTCGGAAGCCTCTCGAAAACTGTGATTTTTACTGCGTTATCTCTATTCGCTTTGTTGTAACTGAACTTTGCCATCTCTTCTCTCTCCTCTAAATATCATTGATAATGTCATTTGCCTTGGTGATTAAGTCATAAATCACGCAGGAATCATCATATTTACACTGATGAAGCAGTATCTCTGGATCAGCACTCGGCGGAAGCGGAGATCCGTTGTCAATGAAATCCTTTTTGAAATTGATCGAAACAAACCAATCAACATCATTTCTGCTGCTGTCAGAAATTGACGCAGATCCGCAACACACACCTTCGTGACAATACAGCCACTTTGCTTCGAGCCATAAACCGCGCCTTATCCGCACATCGTACGGAAATGCACCCAGTAACAGCAGGCCATTTGCAACATCCGTTGCTTTATAATCAATTACTGCCTCGAGTTTTCTGGCCATAGCATCTTCATGAAGCGCTTCCTTCGTTGACTTCACTTCGCCGTATTTCCCATACTTCGGGAAGTAAAAGTCTGGCCGATACTTAATGCCGGACCGTACGAAGAACATCCGCGGCTCATATTCGAACTCGATTCCTGCGAGATCAAAGAAGCAGGCCCACCGTGCCTCGTTTTTGCTTCTGTACAGAATCCCATCGAATTCTATTTCCTGCGGCGCATACATCGCCATTGTGCAACCCCCCTTCCTAGTAGTCTTTCAGCGCATTCATGACAGCCACGATGTCATTCTCGACCTCATCGGACTCGAATGCACCGAGCGGAGTCTTCGCTGTTGAATTGTCTGCATGCGTCTTGAATATGTACTTTCCGTCCTTCTGGACTGCGTACAGAACTGTTGTGAGCTTTGCTTCCACGTTGAGCTTGTCCAGCTTCTTCCCGGAAGTCTTGATGCGAGTGAATGTGTACCCGTCATCTTCCTTCTGTGTCTGACTGTGGCAGAGAATGATGATTGTCAGATCATCGCGGAGTGTGTACAGACTGTCTAACAACTGCCACACACATTGTGCTAAATCCACCCACTTATCGTAGTTTTTCTCTTTCATTCTCCGAACCTCGTCAGCGACCATCAGGCCATTCAGAGTGTCGATGATGACGGTCTTGACGTGCTTCATGTTCTCCTGCTTGTCGATCTTATTCAGGATGCTCTGAACCGTTTCGATCAGATCCGTTGCCATGTAATTCTTCTTGTCTAAACCATACTGGCTGCGCCATCCCTTCCATGACAGACCCTTCTTGTCGCAGTCAATATAAAATGTTGTTTTCGGGTCAAGATTCCTCATAGCTGTTGTTTTGCCAGAGCCACTCTCGCCCATGATACCGATAACTTTTGCCATATCCTTCTACCTTCCTTCCTTATTTGATGACAATATGCTTGCCGCGCTCCTCTAAATGCGCGAAATCCAATGTTTCTCCACTTTCAAGCGCTCTCCTGATCTTCTCTCTGTCCGGCTCGATAATGAGTCTGTTGTAGGAGTCAGGCACCTCTGCGTCCAGAATCAGCGGCTGCTGACCGCCATTATTCTGAATTTTGATGGTAAAATCGCCTGCTTCGACCTTATCCTTGCCGATCTGTGTCATTGCGTACAGAAGAGCATCCTTCATTTGCTTGACGTGATTCTCGCGTGTCTTCTGCTTCTCATAGAACTGCTGCGAGATTTCCTTTGCCTGCTTTGCTTCCATTTCGAGCTGCTTGATCACCTGCGTGTAGCCTTTGGCCTTAACCTCAAGCTCGCCGGTCAGCGCTTCCAGAGTGGTTTCCCACACTTCCGCATCAACCTCTGAATCAGTTGCAAGCTCATACAATTCCTGAAACTCATCTACGATCTCGAATAATGTACTCATTCCACATCTCCCTTCACCGGCGGCAGCGGAATGTTAAAGATCTCCGCATATAACTTGTCAGAAGAACTGACATAACTGCTTCCACGGACTTCATTCAGAAAATACCGCCTGAACATATTGATCTGCTGCTGCATGATCGCATTCTCTCTCTCGATGTCAACGAGATACTCCACTCCGACCGTAACGGTCCCCATACCTTCTTTTGCTTCAATCATCGCATTTCTCCTTTTGTCTGCTTTCGCAATATCTTGCAGGTGCTGTCAAAACTTCTGTGCATATCCATGAGCTGCTTGTCTGTTCTGTACGGCGCACCGTAAGATAATGCTTCCATATACTTTTTCTTGTTGATCTCTTTGCGCTCGTCTGCGTGGATCGCTTCGAACTCTGTATATTTCTGGCATGATGCGTGGCATTCAGGAGATCTGTCTGCACAATCCTTGCAAGGACTCTGTGTCCTTCCGATGTGCGTCATCTGTGCCACCTCTGCGCTTCAATGTCATATCCCTGCACCTCTCCATCTTCCAGATGCAGGCCTGCGCCATTCTTTTTGCACCATTCCTTCCACTGGTCCACCGTCCACTGAACGTTTGCCAATTCAAGATTCAACAACTGCATACCCCTTATTTCATTAGTCTTCATACTCTGATCCCCCTCATCTTTGGATTTGATTAAGTGCTGCCATTGTTTCTTCCGCTTTGTCGATGTATTCCCTCAACGCAGCATAAATAATGTTGATCTTCAGACCTCTGGCAACTGCCATTTGCTCAAATTCATCCATTTTCATTGTCTGATCCGTAAGCTCGAGCAGGTGCCTGACTTCGAATTCCCTCATATCGGCATCTGATAGATTGTCAAGATTATCCGCGTCAACCTTATTACTGATATGGTCCGGGATGCCTTGCAGCATTTCTATCCTTTGGCGATATTCAGGATCGTTATACTTCATTCACATCACTCTCCTTTGTCGCGCGGCCACCACAGAATCAGTGCGATGACCAAAATGCCTATAACTAAACCCATGTTGCCGCCCCTTACCATGTGCGCATCCATAACACGCAGGCAGCCATAGCGACCACCGTCAGCGCCATGAATATCAGTCCAATGTAGCTCCAAATTGTGACTGGCTCGTAGTTTTCTTTCCATTGATCCATGCTTCCACTCCCTTCTCACTGATCTGAAACGTCCGTCTGGAAGACCCAGGCATTGTGACGCATACTCCAAAATCAACTGCACCCTGCGCTATGGCTTCCCTGATGAATGCCTCGGACCACTCCAACCTTTGTGATGCTTCCTTAACAGTCATGACTACCTCGCTTTCACGAAGTCATCGATCGGGACTTCAAAATATCCTGCGATCTTGATGAGCTTCTCCAGCTTCGGAGTGCTGCGCCCGGTCTTCCAATCAGTAAAAGTGCTACGAGGAATCCCGGTTGCTTCAGAAACATTCGCATCATTGACTCCCTTCGCGTCACGCAATTCCACATATTTTGCGTACATTCTCTCTCTCCTTCCTATATGTTGTAGTTGTAACTTGTTCGGAAATCCGTTATAATATCCGTAATCGCAAGGCGATGTGTAATGATTTCCGCACATTCAATATAGCACGGATTTCATAACAATGCAACAACTTTTTGTAATAATTTCATAACATGGGAGATAATAATGATAAGCTACGAAGAATACGAGAAAATCAGGGATGCCAAAGGCATGACGGATGGTATGGTCGCAAAACTTGCAGGATTCGGACGGTCAACGTTCACGGACTGGAAGAGCGGCAGGAGCTTCCCGAAGTGGGAAAAACTGAATAAAATCTGTGAAGTGCTTGGATGCAGCAAAACAGAATTCCTGACAGTTGTACTCGGTCAGCCGGTCGAGTACAGAGAATCAGCCGTAGAAAAGACAGAGGCGCAGATCATTGCAGAACTGTACGAAAATGCCCCAGAAGAGATCAAGTACAGCATCAGAAAATTACTGAACTACGATGACCGCGTTGCATGGAAGGATTAAAATGGCAATTAAAAAATTACCTAATAAATATGGCTCGATCACAAAACTGAATAGACCACTGCGCAAACCGTACATGGTCCGCATCTATGCAGGCATGAAAGTCAATTTTGACACGCAGAAGGCATACCCATGCCAGAAGATCCTCGGA